TTTCAATTTTTGAGGATTTATTTGTATTAAGAAGTCAGTTATAGTGAAGGGAGTTAGGCTCCCTCGATAAAAAAATCATATGAAGAAAAATTTAAAAAAAATCATACGCAATCAGTTTTACTGTATAGTATCAGTATTACTTCTTATGTTTTTTATCGTTGTTATTGACGATATTACTGAATCATTATCCACCCTTTATGGCTATGATGATTTTTTTACACATCTATGGAATGTAGGTTTTATTTTTCTAAATCTATCCATGGTTTTTATTTTATATAGTCGAGCAAAAATAATTGGAAAAAGTATAAAAAATATTTTTTCTATAACATCTATAGTGTTTTATTTTCTTTTGCTCTTAGAGGTGAAAATATTTCATTCCGAAAACATGATTACAATTTATATTTTTTTGTTAACTTCTTTTTTATATTTAATAATTCTAACACCCTATATCTTATTAAAGAAAATTTAATCAATCCCTTTTCTTTGGTGATTTTATTAAAACATCTATCAATGCTTTTTGAAAATCCTTCAACACATTATCTAAATGATCTGATTTCTGTCTTGCTAACTCACTGCTGGATTCAGGGTCATCATTGGCCAACATGTCTTCAAGACGCTTTTGATCTTCGGTCATTCTTTCCTTCGTGCGTTGTTCAGAATTCTTCATCACATCAATAAGCTTGTTTCCTTTTTTACGGGCTTTGTTCACTTTCTTCGCCGCATCGGCTTGTAAAACTTCTTTTCGCAATTCCTTTTCTGTCTCGCCACCAGGGTATAAAACACCATCAACTTTCAATCCCTTTTCACCTTGAAATTTTTGAATAGCTTGGTCTGTTTCACGTTCAATAATACCATTATCAATTGGCGCATCACGATATCCCGTATCATTAAGGGCATTTTTCACAATCAGTACATCGGCTTCATCATTTTGAACAAAATTACCTACAGAATTTTTTATATGTTTCATGTTATGTCTTTCCTTTTGTGGTAATAAACAATCTATTTGATTTCACGTCACTCTTATGATTAATTGGCTTCATGAAAATATTTTTGACATTATTGTTGTTTGTCGTGACTTATTTGTCTGCGCCTACATTCTCCATTCAAAAGTCTTACGCGCAAAGTCAAGATCGATTAGATTCTGCGCGCAGCAGCATCAATCTTTATTACGAAGAACTTGCCGAAAAAAAAAACCAAACGTGATTCTTATTCCTTTGAAATAGAAGAAGATGAAAAAGACGACATCAACTATAAGGCAGACCGTTCAACAACATTAAAGCAACCAAAGCAGCAGCGATTAAATCGTCATGGCAAAGGACAGTTAAAATCATCTGCTGATGTTTTGAAAAATTTACTAAGCCCTGCCAAAAAATAAAATCCTAAAAACTATCTAATATTCCTGAAACACTGCTTAATTGGTCACCCAATCGAGCGGTATTGGTGAGTTTATTTTTTTCTTCTAACTGCGTACGCGCCAAGGTATTTTTACTACTTTGCTGCAATAAATTTTGATTCAAAGACTCTATTTTTAACTTATCTAACCGTTCACGGTTTTCACGTTGGTCTTCAGATTCTTCAAAAAGACCAAGTAGAACCGCCTCAGAGGATCCGTCACCTTGAGAAACACCGCTTGAACCAAATGCCGCGCGTTGTCGTGCCACCGCACGTTTTAAGGCATTGCGTCTTTGCGTTTCAGCCTCTTTCCCTTGCGTTTCAATTTGCGCACGACTTAAGGCCGCATCTTGCCGTGCCTGTTGTTGTTGTAAGGCTTGCTGTTGCCCTAACTGCCTTAAAACTCGATCATCTTGTTTCTTCGCCGGGTTATCAATGACATTTGCAATTGTATTGACTGTTTCGAATAAGGCCAACGCTTGTGTTGCTATCGGTAGAACTGCTCCCATTATTTTAATCTCCTTTTATATAGTTTAATCATTAATCTTTATTTCAATCGCCGTTGAAAGAAGCGTAAATTTATAGGGAACTTCCTGTTCAATACGCCAATAAGGATGTGGTCCATTTTTGAGCCACCCTAATGATCGAACACGAATATCATCAGTCACCAACGGCGGTGGTGTGTCCAAAATTTCATCTTCACCAAATTGTTTTAATGTCACATCTTTTAACCCACGCCCCACATCAAGACGTAACGCTTGCGTTTCTTGCACACGGAAGATGGCTTCAATCAATCTTGTTTTCTTGCCAGCTGTTGCTTCACTCATTTCCAAAGGTAATGGCTCTAAAACATGTGTATAGGGCAAGCCGACTTCTATCTGTAGCGCAGGATCATCCAACGTCACTGCGCCATCAATAACCTGTAAAGGGTTATCCAAGACAATACCATCGGCGATGACAACGACGTCACGTCCTTCCAAATGATCTAAACCCGACCATGTTTGTCGTGGATTATCGGTTTGTCCTGTCAGCGCAGAATCCAAATTAATCTCAACATCAAAACATTCAATATAAAAAGCGCCATCGCGCTCAACCAATAAATAAGTATTTCGTCCGACAACACTAACCGAATGAACATGCCCCAATGTTTCATGCAACGTCCATGCGCGCACTTGCTCTGCCCTATAAAGGGTCATTGTCGCTATCTTTCCATCATCACGCACCGCAAAAACAAGACGACGATGCTGATCATAATCTTGATCAATGACATTTTGTGGAATATGGCGTGAGACCAAAGCTAAATCAATCGCGGTATAGGCTTGCTCAATATCCGTATATAAAAATTCTCTAATTTCCTGTCCGTTATCGGCGACAAAAATTGTCGCACCATCGACCGTCACGGGAGGAACATAACGTCCAATCACCGAACCCACACGCGTTTGACGGTTTAACTGTAAGGATGTTGGCGTCAAAGGCGTACCTGTGACAATCCATTCCGCACCACTGGTAAAAACTTGCAAATGGCGACCAGAAAACACACCGCGTATCGCATTAACTTGGTCAGATAAAATAGAAAATTCAATGGCTTCGTCATCCAACCCCTCACCCAAATCAAAGTTAAACAAATCACCAGAGCGTGAAAACCAAAGACGATTTGGTAAATCACGCGAACCTCCAATAACCAAACGATCTTGATGAAAGGCCACCGTCACGGGATATCCACGAACGGAGGAGTATGCCTGTTCAAACCAATCAATCGTTGTCGCTGTATCGGGTAAATCTTCAATCAATTCAACGGTGATAACTGTTGGTGAATCATAGCTTAAAATCTGTGCTTGTTTTCCCGCAATTTGCATCCGCGTTCCTGCATGACCAAGAGAAAACACATCATCAGAAGCCGTTAAAGTCACCGTGCCGCTTATACCACTGGGTGTTAAGGTCACATTACTATCGGCAAACTTATAAAAAGGTTGGTAAATGATATTTTCATCACTGAAAAACATCCAATCTTCTAAAACAAATTGCCCAAGATCATTACGTATTAATTTTTGCGGCACATAATCAGGATGAACCAGCAACAATGTATCCGCACTTTGCGTCCATGCCACTTGGGATATATCATTTTGTGACCATGGTGATGTGATGCTTGTAATTTTCACATCATCAAAATAGACATCAATTTTATTGGCCGTTAAAACCAGTAAATATGTTTGCTGTGCGTTAAATTCAAACGGGATAAGACGGCCATTCCCTTCTACCGTATCTATATAGCGCAAGCCATCACGGCGCGTGACACCACCCGTAGGATAGATAAAAAGATTTTGCATTTTCGCCGCGCCATTTTTGTAAGAAACCAATTCTCCACGTCCCAATAAATCTTCGGAAATCTCCCCTGCGGTAAAATTACTTTTAACTTGTCTTGCTCTTGTCATTATATCTATCCTTTTAATTTCTTCTTACCGCACATCAATCAACGTAAAATCTTCAATACGGTTCGGGCTGTCTTGTTGCGCATCAATTTGACGCGCCATCGCAAATTCATCTTTCGCCAACTTATATAAAGCGGTTGAACGTGATGTACTTTCAGTCACGGGAATACAAAATTCTGCCGCCAACTTCGTAATCAGCGCCATATCGAAAAATGGCGGAAAGCTCTCTTCTTCTGGACGATAAATATAAGTCAGCACAACTGCATCGGCATTAGTATAAAGTTGCCCATTCACAAGACGGTAATTCAGTCCACGACCGCGCTGACCATCGCCAGCAGAAATAGCACGAAGAAAATCAAGCGGTAATTGAAATGCGTTTTGATAATCCGCCAATGGCGCATCATTTAATTTTGTCAATGCCAACTGCCCTGTCGCAAATGTCCATGGATATGATGACAACATCGCATCACGAACAGGCGCGAACAAAGCATTCGCAATTTCTGATTCTGCGGTATCATCATTAAAAGATGTAATAGGTGCTGCGCCCAACCTAACCAGTGCGCGCGAGCATAGTCCAATGTCATTTAAAGCCATTGTGTGTCTCCTTATGTATTGAATAAAAATCAAAAAGACAGCCAAAAAATAAATCAATATCTATGGCTGCCTTTCCTTGTTACGGAGGTTAGAAAACCTATGCGAGGGCCGCAACACTGACGACGCCAGACGTCACATCAGTCACAATATAAAATTGTGCGCTTGCGCCTGCGTCGATATCAACATTGGCGATGATAAGATCATTTTCATCCATCATCTCCGATGCTGTATTAAAATATCCAGGCGTTGTAACAGAATCATCTTCTGTTTTAAAATGCCATAGAGTGAAGTTGTTGGCGTATGCGAGTACGCTTAAATTAGAGAGTTGTAAACTCATGGTTATCTCCTTTTTTGAGTTATTAAATAAAACAAACCGTCATCTCGAACGCACCAATTTTTGGGGCGGAGAGATCTCAAATTACTTCATGAGATTCTTCGCATTCGCTCGGAATGACGACTTATTTTTAGATGTTATTAATCAGGTGTTTCATCACAATTAATTGTCACAACACCCGCCTCATCAATCAGAACAGACCCTTGGCTCATCATGTTATTGACAAAATGAGCGGCGCGATCACCATGCCAGCTAATATCTGTTTGAACATCACTACCGACGGCATGGCCGATGGCTGTTTTGTGATAGAAATAACAAGAACGAATATCGTCACCATCAATCGGCAATCCAGAATGTGGAATCCAGATTGTACCCAACCACATTTTAGCTTGAGACGTACCATTAGCGTATGGAAGTGCGCCGTCACCGATATAATCAGCATTTACAAATTCATCAATTTGTAACAAATCACTCCATTGTTTCCAACCAACAGCGGCAAAACGCTGACCATCATCTGGCACATCGGTTTCACCAAACAATTCAAAAGCTTCAAGAACTTTATCTTTTGTTAAGCCTGTATTGGCATCACCAATGATATTGGCAGATGATGTTGTTAGCGCATTAATGATCATCTCATCTGTTTTACGGCCAAGCGCAGACGCACCCGCACTGGCAATAACCTGACGTTCATCAATATTCAATTTTAACTCATCCAGATGATCAACCCAGTCACCCGCGTAGAAATCTTGTAAAACACATTCTACATTTGAGTGAACCAGATTCATCACAGGCACCATGCCATGTGTTGATTTGGTCGAGGCGGTTCCTTTACCGACCTTTTGAAAGACGGTTGAAGACCCAGTTACTTTATTTGTTGTACGTACAGAGTTTCTTAATTTAGATCCCTGACGTTGGTAAGCTTCATGCACTTCACGTTCGAACTGCTTGATAAAAGCTTGGTCAATAGATTCTGACATTGCAATTTTCCTTTTTGTTTAAAATTATGTTGAAAATAAAACGCGAGCATAAGTTTTCGCATTCGCACTTTCGTGCAAATACGGCTCATCAAACGTAAATAGGGAAATGTTTCAGGCAAATATGAATAAAAATTTGTTTTCTGAAACTATTTGAGATGCCTTAACGAATAGAGTGTTAAGAACAAAACAACGCCATGATTCAAGATACTAATATGGCGTTGATAGAACTAATATATGAATTTATTCCTATAAAATCAACTCTTTTTTTGGATAAATTCTTAAAATACATTGAAAAACATTACTTATGTCTATAGATTGTGAATCAAGGGAGAGTTAAAAACTATGTTTACATCAATATTAGAAACACTAAAAAACACAGCCAGTAACGATGATCAAGATGCGCGCCGCGAATATGAACGCCGCGAAACTGATAGCTGTGTTGGTATTATTGACGGTATTTCCTACCCTATACTCGATTGGAGTAAAGGTGGCGTCGCCCTTTCAGGTGATGATAAACAATTCAGTCTCAATACCACAAAAACAATCACGCTAAGATTTAAATTAGAAAATCGGATTGTTGATGTCTTACATAGTGGTCGCATTTTAAGAAAAGGACGCGATAAATTTGTTTTACAATTCGCGCCCCTCACTCAAAACATTGATCGTCAGTTCAACCATATTGTTGATGATTATGTCTCTCAACAATTCGCAAACTCACAATTATAATACAATCATCGATTTATTTGCCGTACATTTTTTGAAAACCTTCAGTGACTTTGGCAACAAAAGACGGATCTTTATCACGCCAATATTTTGGATCACGCATCATAGATTGTAAATCCATGCCATCTGACGCATTAGTGTTTTTAAAATCACCAATCTTTGGTTCTTCACCGCGCATCATATTATAAAGTGCCAATACCCCTTCGTACGAACTGGTTAAAGAATCTAACGCATCGACAGGTAAGTTCTTTTGACCAAAAGATAGAAGCTGTCTTGAAATTTCTTTCCATTTTTCTGCACC